GAAAATTCCATCCAGTCCTCAAGCCCCTTTTTGAAAGAACTCTTAGAATCAGCTCCGGGCCATCTGTCGGTCATAAATGCACAAGGTTTCTGTTGGCCGCAGTTGTCACAGTCGGAGCACGACTCCAGTAGTACATCCACCAAAGAAAAAGTCAACTTTAGGAGAGACTCACCGACTTCAATCAGTTCCCTGGCGGTCATCTCTCCGGGGATCACTACCGCCGCCTGATCCAACAGATGGAGTTCCAAACGGTCAAACCCCATCAGGTTCGCCTGCTCCAGATCTGCTGCCGGAATCGTAATCTCATTTTTTTGTTCAAAAAGCCTCTGCTTCATTTTTCCATCCTTTCCTGGTCTCTGTCCCATGATATAGAGAATCACCATACTGCATACGGTCACGGCGGTGCTTTGAATTACCCTGGATTGTGACCCATCTTTCTGCACCGAATTGACCCATATCCCGTTGGACTGGGGTGGACTTATTGGAGAAAATAGTTCACAAATCAGCGCAAAATCACACTTATCGAACACATTTGGAACGATTATACAAACCCGACGTAGTTCGGGACCAAGAGGCCGTGGGTTCAAATCCCGCCACTCGGACCATAACTGGACACCAATTTTGATACAATGGGTATCATGATTGGTGTCCAGTTGCTTTTTCAAAAGCCTTGAAATACAAGGGTTTCCTAACACTATTTAACGATAACAGGCTCTACGGCGACTTGCGAATGGTCGTTGCAGAGCCTGTTGTGCTTTACTCCCCTATACCTTTTAACGAAACCCCTGTGGGGTGTGCATTTTTCGGCTGGGTATGTTCACCTTTTAATTATTCCTCAGCCAAGAAAAAGCCGGAGCTGTTACGCTCCGACCTTGATTTCTGTGCCGTTGTAGAAAACGAATGTGATGCCGCCATCTTTGTGGACGATGGCTTTTTCGACCATCACCATCCAGATGGTATCGTCCCAAGTGTCCATCCGCTCCGGCTGACGTTTCAGAGTCCGTATAAAAAGCCTCATTGCCTTGTCCTGCTGACTGAGCCTGGTGCGTTCAGACTGCAGACGCTCCAGTTCCTTAGCGGCGGTTTCGTACCGTGCAGTCAGGCTTTCGTATTTCTTGAGGTAGGCTTCCTGGGATTGTGCCGTGGAAGCGTTCTCTTTGACCGCAGCCTTGACCAGTTCGGCGACCACCTGGGTTTCCTCCATCTGGCGGTCGATTTCGGCATCCAGCGAGGTGAAATCCGTCAGTAGTTTTCTCATGCTCTCACAGTCACTTACAATCTCCTTGCGATTCTGCATCAGTTGATTATAGGCTGTGATGAACATTCGCTGGACGGTTTCGGTGTCAAGGGTCGGGGTTCCGCAGCGTTTCTCATTGGAAAACTTGCTGTTGCACCGCCAAATCGTGCGGCGGTATTTGTCTGTGGAGTGCCACACCTTTGAGCCGAAGAACCCGCCGCAATCCTCGCAGACCAGCTTGGATGCCAGACTGCTTTTGCCGCTATAGGTCCTTCCGAGGGCTTTCCGTCTGGCAAATTCATACTGCACATGGTCCCATTCGTCAGGCTCAATGATGGCGGGGTGGCTGCTCTCTACATAGTATTGCGGGACTTCGCCCTCGTTGGGCTTCATCTTTTTCTCCAGAAAATCAACTGTGAACTTCTTTTGAAGGAGTGCATCGCCCTTGTACTTTTCGTTGGTAAGGATGCTGGTGATGGTGGTCTTTGTCCAGTTCGGCTTCCCTCCGGGCGAAGGAATACTCAGACCCTCAAGGTACTTACCGATTGCCGCCTGCGTTTTTCCCTCAAGGAAGAGGCGGTAAATCAACCGGACAATTCTGGCTTCCTCCTCAACAATCGCAGGGCGACCGTCGGGGCCTTTCTCATAACCAAGGAATCGCTTGTATGGCAAATGCACTTTGCCGTCAGAGAAGCTCTTGCGCTGGCCCCAGGTGATGTTCTCGGAAATGCTCCGGCTTTCCTCCTGGGCAAGGCTGGACATGATCGTGATGAGCAGTTCGCCTTTGCCGTCAAAGGTATAGATGCCCTCCTTCTCGAAATAGCACTCCACGCCGTTTTCCTTGAGCTTGCGGATGGTCACCAGACTGTCCACCGTGTTTCTGGCAAAGCGGCTGACCGATTTCGTGACGATAAGGTCGATGCTTCCGGCAAGCGCGTCAGCGATCATTTCCTTAAAGCCTTCTCGGCGTTTGGTGTTCGTGCCGGAAATACCCTCATCGGTGTAGACCTTCACAAACTCCCACTCCGGCTTCGACTGAATGAATCGAGTGTAGTAGTCCACCTGGGCTTCGTAGCTAGTGAACTGCTCATCGCTGTCCGTGGAAACACGAGCGTAACCGGCAACACGCCTTTTTCGAGCCGCCACAGAGGGCAAATGGGTCAAAGGATTTATGGTTGCGGGTATCATTGTAACTTTAGGCATTGTTGTTCCTCCTCTCCAGGGCCTTTTGACGGGCGGCAGCCTTCATTTCGTCCGTCCAACTTTCGCTGCGTGAGCGGTCTTTCCACTGACGGATGATTTCTGTTCCGTTGTGGAATCGGAATGTCAATTTGTTTCCCTGGTGTACCAGGATGCTGGAAATTTGGTTAAGCCTATCCGGATCGAAGACAGCCGTTCCAAGAACCTCGGCGGTCACTTGCTGGAGGGTCGATTCCGGGATTTGCTTTGAAGCGCAGCACTCTTTTCCCAATGTATTGAATGTTGCACAAATCCAAACGGGGCCGGTCTTTGTGATTTTGCGGCGGTAGTTTTTACCGCAGATCTCGCAGACCATCAAACCTGTAAAGGGGTAGACTTTTCTCGGCTGGGGCTTTCGGTTAAAACGAGCGGCTCTCCGTGCCTTTTCCGCTTGAACGGCATTGAATATGTCCATGTCAATGATTGCCTCGTGGCTTTCCTCCACATGGTACTGCGGAAGCTGCCCCTTGTTGATGACGGTTCGCTTGGTCAGATGGTTTTCACGGTAGGTTTTCTGTAGTACCAGATTGCCCGTATAGGTGTAGTTGCTAAGTATCTTGGAAACCACTGACCGCGCCCACTGACCGCCAAACCGTGACGGAATGCCGTCCTTGTTCAGTCCCTTTGCAATGGCGTCATAACCGCTGCCGGAAAGATATTCGCTGTAAATGCGGCGGACAATTTCAGCTTCATCCGGCACTATTTCATATCGGCCATTTTTAATTCGGTATCCGAGCAACGTGCCGTTCCAGGGTATTCCGTTCTCAAAGTTTCGCTTGATGCGCCATTTCTGATTTTCACTGGCAGAGCGGCTTTCCTCTTGGGCATAGGATGCCAGGATGGTCATCATGAGTTCACCGTCACCGCTCATGGTGTGGATGTTCTGCTCCTCAAAATAAATGTCCACCTCCATCGCTTTGAACTCACGGACAGTCTGCAGCAGGGTGACCGTGTTTCTGGCAAAGCGGGAGATGGACTTGGTAATCACCATATCGATTTCTCCGGCACGGCAGTCGGCAAGTAGCCGCTGGAAATCCTCTCTGGAATCTTTGGTGCCGGTTTTGGCTTCATCGGCATAGACACCGACATACAGCCATTCATCGTGACTCTGGATAAGATTGCTGTAATAGCTGACCTGTGCGGATAGCGAGTGGAGCATGGCGTCCTTGCCGCTGGATACACGGACATAGGCTGCTACTCGCTTTTTCTGATCCAATCTTGGTGGTTTTGGTACAATCGTTACTGTTCTTGGCATTTTGTCACCTCCTCGTAGTGTGACATATTACCTCTGAAAGCACTCATCATCAAGTCAATCCCGCGATATAAACTACACGAAGAGATGCCGTACTTTTCGGCCAGCATTGTATCAATTTTAGCGTAATCTTCCGGGGTTAAAATCCCCATCGACAGCATCCTTTTTGCCTGGAGCATAGCCGCCAGGTAGCCCTCCAGTTTGGCACGATAGGCGTCATTCATGGCAGACACGCTCCCTTCCGAAGCGGTCGGCGATGTAACAGGCATGGCTGCAATACTTGCGATGCTGATTTCCGTATGCTGTAAACTCCATGCCGCAGGCTGCACAAGTGAAATGATAGACTGCTTTTCGCTGAACGCTGTCAAGGTGACTATTCCACCAGACAGTGCGGCAAGAATCCGAGCAGAACTTCCGAGGCTTCTGTTTTGGGACAACCTTGATGGGTTTACCGCACTGTTGGCAGCGCACGGTGTTTTTTCCGGCTTCACCGTCAAGTCCATTTCGGCGGCAGAAGGAGCGAACTGTATTATGAGAGATACCAAGAGCCTGCCCGATTTTTACATACCCAGCACCCTGTAAACGCATAGCTCTGATTTGTTCTTTCTGTAAAGCGGTCATAGTGAGACCTCCAATCTGAGGGGCTTCCTCACTACCCACTGGACATGAACAACCCGATTTTACGAAAGGAACACATAAAAAATAAGCCCACCGAACCGAAATGGCTCGATGGGCTTTGGGCTTAGTTAGGGATTTTCAGTTTCTGACCGCTGAAGATGGTGTCGCTGGTCAGACCGTTGAGCGTTTTGATCTCCTTGTAGCGGGAACCGCTGCCGAGGTATTTCACGGCGATACCCCATAGGGTGTCTCCCTTGGCAACCGTATGAACACGATAGGTAGTGGTCGTGCTGCCGCCTACGAGGGCAAGGTCGGATACACGGACTGGAGACATGATGGCGTTCGTGCCGCTTTCGTTCTTGTTGATCACCGCACGGTCACCGGAAACCTCCTGCACATACCAGTTCTGGTTTTTCACCCAGCCAGGAATGGCCTGGCCACCGTAGTACTTGGTTCCGGTGATCTTCACAAGGTCACCTGTTTTGATGGAAGCACCAGTGGTCGGCTGCGTAGAAGGTGCAGTGGTTCCGTTGGAAAGCAGTGCTTTCACTTCCGCACGGAAGGTGTCCATGTTCTTGCCGTGCTTCGGCCACCAGTGAAGCACATCGCCGTGATTGGAGGCGATGCCCTTCTTGTATCCCTCGCAGTGGCAGATGATATCCTTCTCAGTCAGCCCATACTGCTTGCACAGATAGGCGCACAGTTCCACAGCTTCCTTGTAGACCTTGCTGAAGTAGGTCTTGTCGGACAGACCATCCTCGCAGATTTCAAAGCCAATGTGGGTGTCATTGGCAGACCCGCCTGCGTGCCAGCCACGGTGATCCCAAGGCAGAGTCTGATAGGTAGCAATCGTACCGTCAGCCAGCTTGCCGATGAAGGCATGGACGCAGACCTCGCGCCCACCGGGATGATAGGTGTTCCAGTGGTTGTTGTACTGGTTCTTGCCCAGCTTTCCGTCATCCGGGCCGACATAGCGTTTCAGCCAGGGGTTGTTGGCCCCGGTGGAATGCACCATGATGCCCTTGACGGTGATTTTCCGACCTGCCTTGTAGCAGGCGTTTTCGGTGAGAATGAGTTTATGCAGATTCATCGTTTTTACCTCCTCTGTCGTGGAGCTGCTCCAGCACTTCCTTCAGCTTTTCCGGGATAGGCAAACCCAGATGGGCAGCGTTCTCCAGAAGGCTCACGCCCTCATTGGAGAGATAAAAGAAAATGACCGCAGTTCTCAAAATAGAGCCATCACCAATGACATTCACATCCACTACATTTGCAATGCCCACAAGGATGAAAATCAGCACCTTACGGCAGATGCCCTTGAAACCCACAGTGCTGGAGAGTTTCTTGTCAGCGATGGCGCACAGCACACCCGTGATGTAGTCCACGGTGGCGAAGACCGCCAGGGCGATCAGAAGCCCGTCACAGCCGCCCAGGAAGTAGCCGAGCCAACCGCCGATGCCAGCGAAAACAAGCTGGATCGTAGTCCAAAATTCCTTCATGTTGTAAACCTCCATTTCATGTTTTTGTATGCAAAAAGGGCATCTGCGCACAGCAGATACCCTTAAAGCACCTATTCAGTTTGTTTGGGCAGCCACTCCCAGACCCGCATATCTTCCTGCCCCAGGGACCACATACACATCCCTCGCAGCTTCCATCGGTATGCCGCCTGGTTCGCCCAATAGATAAGGCTGTCTACATCCTGGTAGTGCAGAATGGAAAAGCCGTCCGCATCCCCAAGGAACAGTCTGGAAATCCAGATGTTGATGTCCCTTGGGATGATTTTTGCCGTATAGTCGTTCCCGCACTGAAGCGGCATGATGTGGGAATGATAGAACTCGTAATCCAGAGAAATGCTCTCGCTGCGAGTTGCGGATTCCTCCACATCTCTGGTCAGCGTGAATACCTGGAACTCTTCATCCCAGGTGCAGTTCGACCGCTCAATTCTGCCGTAGCTGGTTTCGGTACCGTCCGGCATGATGACATCAAAGCGTTCATACGGCTCATAAGTCCAGGCATCGCCCAGCCGGAGCAGTTGGCAGTTCACAGGCAGTTCGGAGCGAATACCGGCATACCCGCCACCGCCGCTGACGGTTGCGGTGAAACGAAGCGTGTAGGAGGTGGAGGAATAGACCCGTACCGTATTACCACGCTTCCGCATCTCGATGGTATATACACTTGGGTTGCTCCGCAGGTTCTCCTCCGAGGTCCTTTCATAGGCGGCTGCATAGCTGCCCTTTAAGGTCGAACCCTCATAGAGTTCCAGTCGCTGGGTGTCGTAGTTGATGCCTAGGAACAAAGAACCCAGAAAAATGCCGGACTTACCACCACCATCCGGTGGGATGATAATTTGTGCCCGAAGATGAATATCGGAAAAGCCGTCATAATTCCATGCAAGCTGACCATACCCTTCAAGCTGAGAGTAGGGCCTATTAGCAGTGCTGTCCGGGTCTTGCCACACATCCCATTCCCCGGAGAGAACCGTCCAGTAGCTTTCCGGGATCTTCTCCTCGTCACGGAAGTCCTCGTACCAAACGAGTGCCGAGTCCGGCTTACGGCGCAGCATCTCAAGGGTCAGCTTGAACCCAGTGGCAGGTCCCACCATATTGCCGTTCACATCCTTGAACTGACGAGGGGCAAGGGTGTATGTGGCATCTCCAGCCGAGGGCGCTTCTGAGAAGTCCGAGCATACCCGGAAGCCATAGAACTGGACACCATTCACATCGACAGAGATGGTCAGAGTGTGCTCCCCGGCAGAGAGTGTGACACCTTTGGCAAGTGCTGTCCAGAAGGTCGTTCTCCAGTACGGCCACCAAATCCGACTCTCTGAGAAATGGACGCTGTTTCCGTCCAGGGATGCGTAAATCCCGTTCTTATCCCAGAATGGGTAACAGAGCCGAATAGCAACATCATAGGTTCCTGGTTCCGTAATGTTGAACTTGTAGGTCGCAGAGCCTTCATCCCCAAGCGTGACCAGCGTTTCGGACACGGATACAACGCCGGAGTAACTGTCCGGCTCCGCATTGTGGTCAAGGATAATATCACCAAATTCGGCCCTCTGCTCCTTGCCATAGGCGGTGAGGTATCGTCTGCGGTTATAGGTTTCGGAGATCTGGGGCGAACTCTTGGAAACGGCATCGCGACCTTCCATGTAGTCATACACATGAGGAAGTGCCCACGGTCCCATGTCATAGTCATCCCAATAGGCAATAATGGGGATCATCGGTTGGGGCGGCCCGTCATCCGTGAAGTTGTACGCCCCGGTCATCCAGTATTTCGCAGCGTAATAAGTGTTAGAGACCCCACGGTAATATTCACCCAGGTTTTCCGGGGTGTCATAGATCTGCCAGTTCCAACCGTAGGCAGGCATACCAAGGAACACCTTGTCCGGGTTCATCACCGTTACAGCATAGTCGTAGACACCTTCCAGCCAGCTTCTTGGCGATACAGGACCAGGAGCAGACCCCGCCCAAGCCATGCCGTAACTCATGATGGAGGCGGTATCACAATACGGATCAAGGTTGCCGTATACACACCAGTTCTCACCGCCGACCGACCCGTTGACCGAAGTCATACCGGGCAGGCAGATATTCATCTGTTTTGTGGGGTCATAGGTTTTTACTGTGTCGTAGATGTGGGCGAACATTGCCGTGGATGCGGCGTGAGTAGAATAATCATCACCCTTTTCCAGGTCGATATCCACGCCATCGCACCAGGGGTATTTCTGCATGATGCGGACAAGTTCCGAACAGAAAGTGTCCTGTGCGCCGCCGGTATTATTTCGCAGAGCCTTGAAGATGGTATTAGAGCCGTCATTGGCAACCGTCAAAAGCCATCGGATATGGGGCCACTTGGTAATATAGGGCATCATACTGGCTATGGTGACCCCGCTCTCAATGATCGTCCCTGTCGCGCCAACCTTAAAGGAAAACAGGCCAATGGTATCAATGCGGTCGCCATAATCACGCAGGGCTTCATACATTCTGGCGTTCCCCATGAATGTCCAGACCATGATGCGTTTGCCTTTGAGTTTGTCCATCAGAACGAATCACCTCCATCCTTCATCTGCTGTAATTCAAAAATCACCCTGGCGGACTTCCCGTCCTCCAAAGTGATCTGATGTTTGGAGTCCCAAGCGGCACTGTATTGATAAAATCCGTCTTTCGGCTCAGTCACCCCGTTTTTGGTGCATTCCCGGACAGATGCCAGCAGAGCCAGGTCATCTTCTGCTTTGAGTGCATTTGGGAACACTACCTTCTGACCGCCCACTCCCTGGGCAAGCTGAACCGAGCCAGCCGCCATATCTGATTTGGGGTAGAGATGGATATCCAGCCCACCAGAAGTTTCTCCCAGATTAAACAGCACAGCTGTCGCTGCAGAGCGAACCACTCCATTGAACCAAACCTTATCCATCTTCTCCAGCCGTACTTCCGTATGAGGTGTATATCCAGTCAGAGCGGGGCCATCTTGCAGTTGCAGGTCGGTGAACCAGATGGTGCCGGAGCAGTTGGTGATGGTAGGTTTCACCGTAATGCTCATGACACGCATATTCCGTTTTTTATTGATGACCTCGGCAAGACGAATGAACGCAGGATCAGCCATCCAACACCCACCGCAGTTCACAGGGATGACCTACCCATCCCGTGGCTACAGAACCCGGCTGCAGCAAGAGGTCTGTCACATATAGTGTGCCGGAGCAGTTGGTAATGCACACGCGCACTGTAATGCATTTGACCTTGGAGAAGTAGCCTTGTGGGGTGATCTTCTCCGAGGTTTTAGAAAAATAAGCCATAACACCCTCCAATCAGTACAGGTCAATGAATCGGGTCTCGATGCTGCCGTCCTCGTATTCAATGACCACCTCAATGCCGACCTGGGCATCATCACCCAGCTTCTCCAGGTCTTTCGAGGCGACCTGGGCAGACAGCGTGTAACTGCTGCGGTTGGAGGGATAGACGGTCTGAGCGAGGCTCTTTGTCATTCCGGCAACACCCACGGCCTTGAAAGATGCCGTGCCGGACGCACCATTTTCACTGTCAGCTTCAAAGCCGGAACTGACCCAATAAGCCAGCCCATCATCGGCACGGGAATTGCGGAGGTGATTAAACGGTACCAGTTCCCGGATGTCGTTGTTGGACACCACGCTGGTGCCTTCCAAAGCATCGGCAATGGTGTCAATGGAACTGACGGAGCTGCCCAGATTCTTAAGGGTCGTGGAGAGTTCCAGGACGGTGTTCCACGGCTCCTGCAGGTTGTATTCTCTTCGGACAATACGGGTGGTGACCGAAAGCCCCAGTTCCTTATCCTCCACACGGACATAATCACCCAAGTTCCAGGCTTCATGCTCATAGCCCGTCAGTACCGACAAGTCCATCGCATTCAGAACATAGGACACGGTGGGCTTGCAGTATTCGGCAAGGCGCATGGCTGTGAACTCCTTCATCTGATAGGGATTGGTGAAGGAGGAACAGTCCAGGGTGGAGATACGGATTTCGGAGGAGTATGTGAAGTCTTCCAGATAGGGTTTGCCACCGTTGATGTCGGCAAAGGTCAGCCCATCCGCACCCACGGCATAAAGCCTTGTTACCAGGGAACGGGTATCCACCACACGCTCGATGCTTTTCATGTTCTTCTTATAGGCAAACAGCGCACCGCTGTCCCTGCCGTTGACGGTCAGCAGATGTACCAGGCGGTTCGGGCAGTCAAAGACCAGGTCACCTCCGTGCAGATCCGCAACGCTGCGTAAGATGGCCAGTGCATTCTTTTCCGTGCTGGTCCAGGTGCGCTTGGTGGTCACGCTCACCGTGCCAACACTCCACTCGGTATCAGCCAGGGCGTAAGCCATCGCTACATCAGCGGTTTCAGCATCAAACTTCCGCTCTTCCTTGCGGACAGAAAAGGTAAGGTCGTAGAACTCCGCTTCGGCATACACCTGGGTAATGGTGCTGCCGGTGTTGTCCTTGACATCGGTTATCGTGCGGATTTTATAGACATCGTCAACGATCTGTATCTTCTTTTCGTTGTCAATGTATTTACGCTTGCTGTCACGGTATGGAATGGAGAAGGACAGCGTGTCTTCGCCGTTGATTTCACCAGTGACGATGATGTCATAGGCATTCTCCAAAACCGCCTCCCACGCACCGTTCTCGTCCAGCACCACAGGTCTGGCATAGCCGATTTTCTCATAAGGAACCTTGGGAATATCGTAAAGCCGTACATCCACCAGCTTCGGTGTTTTGGTGGGGTCTGATGTGGTAAGCGTGACTCTGAAGCGGATGAAGTTTCGGTTTGGTGAGTGCAGCTTTCCATCCGAATCCACAGCACTCCAGTCACTCCAGTCCTCTAAATTGTCGCTGGTAGAGGTCTCAATCACAGAGATAGAAGTCGTACCCGCAAGGTACTCACTGCTAACGGAAACTCTCCCTGTGCCGGAGAGGTTGCATTCCATCGCCTTGGTATAGAGAATGCCGCTTTCCGGGTACACGCCATCAGTTGCCTTCAAAATGACCCCGCTTGGGTCTGTAAGCGCATCCACATCGGAATTGCTGTCGCCGCCGTTGCAGAGCAGAGTTGCTTTGAAATACTCCATCAGATCATCTGGGGTCAGAGGCGAATCGCAGTCCAGGAACCAATCATCAAAGCCGCCTGCGTAATAATAGGTGTCAGCGTGCATACCCATTACAAGGTCTGCCACGCAGGAGCGGTTCAGTTCCCCGGTAAAGGTCAGCGTTGAGGACTTCCACACTACGCCGGATGCCCGGTCGCCCACAACATAGGTGAACTTTTTGTTGTCCGGTTCAATGACACCGGCAATAAAGTACCAGCCATTGTTCACCAGACGGAATGGCGGGGTTACAGACTCATCAAGGATCAAAGATCCAGCAGAATTGTAGAGCATGATTCTTGGCCTGCCGGAATAAAGAGACAGATAAAGAATCGGCTGCCCCGGACCATAGCGGGTATTGAAAATCGGGCAGAATGTGTTGCCCACAGAGTAGGTCGTGGGGTTCATCCAGCCGCCTACTACAATCCGTTCACCAAGGTCAGCAAAAATGCTGCCGTCATTGGTGACCTGCAGGTGCGTCTTTTCCGATGTAGGATTATTGAGATTTAGCCGGAACTGCCGTCCCTTCGGGCTTCTGCTTAAAGTGGCGGTCGTGCCGCTCCAGTTGATAATGGCAAAGTTCCGACCCTGCCCGGAAGAATCCAGCAATTCATCATTTTCATCCGGGTCAGCTTCGTTGAAACGCCACAGCCCGGACTTGGCATATTCTGCTGGGTATTCGCCTGTGAAGTCCGTCTGCTGATTCAAAATCGATTTCAGAGCCATTCCATCACCTCCATCTGCTTTTGGCCTGGATTTGCAGTTCGCTCAGCGTTGCATTGCTAACCTCTACGATTACAGTATTTTCACCCACGTGGAGCGTTGGAAAATTCAACTCTTGCAGGTACGGCAGACCGTTGCGGAGTGTGTCGCCGTTGGCATCTACCACATAGGCAGTCATCTTATCGGTGTCTACGATGAGGGCTTCCTCCTCGGAAAGCGTGGCATTTACGATTTTGAGTTCCGCGCCGTTGGTGGTGATGCTGATATGGTTGCTTGCTCCGGCACTCAACTCGCCCTCGATGCGGTAGATCGGCAAGGACTCCATGTTGCCAATGGAACGGGTTATGGTGTGCGTTCCTGCTTCCGTAATGGAAAAGGTCTCATCCGTGATGGCATAGGCAAAGGGGTCCGGGCAGAAGAATTTGAGGTCGAAACTGCCGGACGAGCGGATGAGCCGCTCACAGTCCACGGCATCGTTCAAACGAGCCGTGAAGTACCTGTCCGGCGCATCATCAAAGACCAACTGGCGAAGGCCCTGGACGGGGTCAAGCCAAGCGGCAATATCGTCCAGAGCCGAAACCAGGGCTGCAAAGTTCCCCTTCGGATAGATGTTGCAGTGAGCGGTGATCTCCCGGTAATCGAAGTCCGCACCAAAATCCGCAACACCATATTTTCCGGGAACGGTGGTGGTAAAGTTACGAAGCCTGCCGCACACCTGCCAAGAGGTCAGTCGGGCTTTGATGCCCATGCTGGCCGAAGTAATATCGTTATAGGTAAACCCCATAAATCAAGCCCTCCTTTATGCTGTAGTGAAGCGTCCCTGTGCGCGGGACCCGCTCTGAATGAGGTTGTAGAGTTCCTGGGAGATCCTTCGGATGTCCTCCTCGCTGCGGACGACCATCTGCTGAATGGTGATCAGCGCACCACCGCCGAAACCGACTCCGGCAGCAGTATCATTGCGGTTCACAGTGCCCGTCACATTGAAGTCTGTAGGCAGAGAAGTCTGCATCTCGTTTGCCAGGCTGCCCATGACACCGTTGATGTCGTCAGCCATGCCTTCAGCGGCCTTAACAGCATCCTTGCCGTTGGCATTGATAGCGCCTGCAAGACCTTTCACCAACATTTCGCCGACCCACCCCATTTCCTTGGAGGGAGAAGCAATGCCGAAGAAGTCGCAGATGCCGTCCCAGATGGACGAAATCCAGCCGGACACCTTATTCCAAATCCAGGAAGCAAGGGACTGAATGCCTTGCCACAGCCCACGGACAAGATTTGCGCCGACCTCTGCGACCTGGGATACGCCCTTGCCGAGAGCCGACACAATGCCTACGATGATTTGCGGGATTGCCTTCACGATTTCAACAATGATGGTCGGCAGATTCGCAATCAGAGAGACCAGCAGTTCCACACCAGCCTGAATAATTTGGGGGATGCTGTTTATCAGAGCATTTACAATACCGCCGATGATTTCCGGGATAGCCGCCACAATGGTTGTAATGATTTGCGGCAGTGCCTGGATGAGTGCCACCAGCAAATCGATACCCGCCTGGATAATCAGCGGAATGTTGTCGAGGACTGCTGTGATGATTCCTTCGATAATCTGAGGTATCGCTTCCACAATCGCCACGATGATATCCGGCAATGCCGCCACCAGAGATGTCAGAAGCTGAATACCGGCATCAATAATCTGGGGAATGGCACTGAGGATAAACTCGATGATCGCCGTAATGATGGCAGGCAGAGCCTCAATCAGCATCGGGATTGCGGTCAAAAGTCCCTGTGCCAGCCCCATGATGAGCTGCAGTGCGGCATCCAGGATAAGGGGCAGGTTTGAAATCAAGCCCTGCACGATGGTGATGACCGCCTGCACCGCAGCTGGAATCAGCTGGGGAAGAGCCGCACCAATGCCTTCTACCAGTGCCACTACCAACTGAACCGCCGCATCAACCAGCAAAGGCAGGTTGTCAATTAGTGCCTGAACAATGGTCATAATCGCTTCTACCGCAGCCGGGATAAGCTGTGGCAGCAGCGTGAGGATGGTGTTCAAAAGCTGGGAGAACAGCTCTGTCACCGTCTGGAGCAGCGTAGGCAAAAGGTCTGCAATGGCATCCAGCAGAGCGCCTGTGACCGTAGGCAGAACTTTGACCATGTTCTCAATGACCGGGGTAATGTTCGTAATCACATTCTGGAGAGCGTCCACCATGTTCTGGCAGAGCAAGTCCATATCGGCATTTGCATCACCAAAGCCCACCAGCATATTTTGGAGAGCAGCTTGCAGAGCATTGATAGAACCAGAAATCGTCCCTTCGGCTTCGGCGGCAGTCGCTCCGGCAATGCCCATGCTCTCCTGGATGACATGGATCGCCTCCACCACATCGGCATAGGAGTCGATGTTATACTCGATGCCGGAAATCGCCTGGGCATCGGCAAGCAGCCGTTCCATTTCGGTTTTGGTGCCGCCGTACCCCAGCTTGAGGTTGTCCAGCATGGTGTAGTTCTGCTTGGCAAAACCCTGGTACGCATTCTGAATCAGCCCCATATCCGTACCCATTTTGTTGGCGTTATCGGACATATCCGTGATTGCCATGTCGGCGTACTTTACTGCCTTTTCCGTATCACCGCCCAATGACTGGATGAGGGAAGCGGAGAACGATGTGACCGTTTCCATATAGTCATTGGCAGACATCCCAGCCGTTTTATAAGCGTTGGCAGCATAGGTCTGTAGTTCTTGTGAGGACTCCTTGAAAAGAGTATCAACGCCGCCCACCAGCTGTTCATAGTCAGCATAAGCGTCAATAACTTCTTTACCCAGTTTTACTGCTGCCGCACCAGCTGCCACGGCAACAGCACCCATGGCTGCACCGATACCTTTGAGGACGCTGCCCAGGGATTCAAACTTGCTTTTGGATTTGTCAGCTGAGTCAGCTGCGTCATCAATCTCTTCTCCCATATCATCCGCACTGTCCGATACATCATCCACTTCACGTTCGGCATCGTTCAGGGCGGCATTGTTACGGTCAAGTTCACGCTCCATGTCATTGAGCGCGGCGGTCGCATTGTTCAGCTGGATCTGCCACTGCTGGGTACGGCGTTCATTCTCACCAAAGGATTCGGCGGCATTAGAAAGGGCAGACCGCAGAGTCTCAATTTTCTGCTTTTGTGCCTCGATCTCTTTATTCAGAACCTGGTTTCTGGCGGTAAGTGCCTCCACAGAGTTATCGTTCTTGTCAAACTGGGATTGCACTACTTTCATTTCAGAACCGAGTACCTTGAAGGACTGGTTGATTTCAGACAGTGCTTTTTTGAACTCCTTTTCACCCTCAAGGCCAATTTTCAAGCCAAAATCATCTGCCATCTATACCACCTCCTTCCTCAGATTCCGTCCGGGATAATGTCATCAATGAACATTTCCCGCTTAGGCTTCGCCAAGCCGTTATACTGCTTGTGGCATTCCCAGAGGTCGAGTAATAAACCAAACGGCATCAGCCACACTTCATCCTGGGGCAGATGAAGTAGGGCGATGCCGTAATAAAGAAGCCGGGTAAATAACTCCTCGTCACTTACCCGACCTGAGCGTTTTTTGGGTCAGCCTCGCTTTCAATGTTGCGCTTGGTTCCCTTATACAAAGCCTCGGTGATGGCACTCTTATACGAAGCCAGATCCAGAGGGGTAGTGAGCAGCTCCACCATCTCCTCGGTAAGCAGTTCTTTCGGCGCATCCTTGTGCTTGAGGTTATGCACCAGAATGGACTGGTTCGCCAGGAGCGTGATGAGCCATACGATTTCGCCGATAGCCATCTCGAAGTTCTCGGCCTTCATCAGCTTATCGCCCAGGTTCTCCAGACCGCCGTAGCGACCGGCGATTTCCTTAGTCGCTCTGGTGGTCAAAAGCAATGTGTACTCCTCGTCACCTACAAAGATTTTTGCAGATCGTTCCTGTGTCATAGGTCAATCCTCCTTATTCCAGATTCGTTTCAGTCGGATAGGAAGGCTCATACACTTCCTCATACCAGCCCGTAATCGTTTCGGCAGATACAGAGGTATCGCCCTCGGTTACCTCCGCTTTCCAGGGATGTTTGCCTTTTCCGTCCACCTTGTTGCGGCGAAGGATCGTGCCCTCAATGGTAGGCGTGGAAAATTCAATACTGTCTCCCTTTGTGGTAAGGTTCGTAGAAGGGATACCGAACTTTACCCGGTAGAGCCAGTAATATTTATACTTGCCGTTGGATTTCTTCGCTCGGAAGCCAACAGCCACGGGGGCACCTCCGTCTTCGCTGGTGGAGATCACGACACCGTTTTCATCAATGACGGCTCCCGTGAGGTCGGAAGCAACTGACGCACCGATATCATCAACACCAAGGGTTAAGGTGCCGCTCTGGAACTCTTTCACGATTTCCGCAGCACCATCATCCGCATAAAGCGTGGCCTCCGCCAACTCCACAGAGAGTTCCGCGCTCATGGCCTTTGCCAACTGCACCGGGGTATCATAGGTTTCTTCCCCTGTGCCGGGGGCTTCTGTGATTTTGGCATAATACAGCTTATCAAGACCGATAGTAGCCATAGATCATTCCTCCATTTCATAAAATTTGGCCACATCCACAGCGTAGTGGTGATAGCCGGTTTCGGTTTCATAACCGATGTACCTGCGGTCGGTTATGGTGAAGTCGCTTGCCAGGAGAGCGTTTACAACGGCATTCTTTTCCCGTGTATAGCTGCCCTGGGCGTAAAGAGATAACCGGGCCTCCTGGACATCGCAGCCGGGGGCGTTATCTGCATGGAGGTCGAAGCTATCTGACAAAGGCACAACAACGATATACTTCGCAGGGGCTTCATCGCTGAATACGCCTGTTTCTATGGGGATATCCAGCTCGGCAAGAGCCGTCTGGATATCTGCCAGAACATTCATATCTTCCGAACCTCCTCATCAAATTTCTGCTGCATCGCCGCTTTACAAGAAGCACGGGATGCTGATTTCGCTGGTTTGAGGAAAGACTTTGCAGGCTGACCATGCTTGCCGTATTCCAGAATGTTCGCCAGCATTGCATTGCTGCCGCCATCGGAGCGCGGTTCGGCAAAACCGACCTTGATGTTGTGATTGCCGTTTTTATCGATTTTTGCGGTGGACAGACCCAAAGCAGACTCCAGTTCACCCGTAGAGCGAGATTTATACTTTGTGCCGGAGCCGATCACCGAGGAGAGATTCCTCTGAACCTGTTGCAGAACAACCTCGCCACCGGCTTCCAAAATGCTCTCGGCGATGGAATCGTAATTACTGCCCAGGCGGGACATCTTTTCCAGAAACTCATCGGGCATCTTAATATCAACCTTTGCCAACGGTAGCCACCACCTTTTTTGCCAGAACTTCGGTGTACATTCCACGGCCTTTCACATCCGCCACGGAGGTGATTTCAAAGCGGTCACCGTCCGTCACTATGATATAGTCGGTAGTGATCTCCAAGCCGGGGATACACCGAAAGCGGAACAGGTCGGTCGCTTCTGAGAACGCAGCGAGATTTGCCCAACGCTGTGAGCCGTGGCGACCTTCCCGATATACACGGACAGAAGCGAGGACTTCGTCCACCGTAGTAGAGAAGCCCTCGCTGTCCTTGACCCGCTTGGTAATAACGATATCGGCAAAGCCGTTCATTTTTCCGAAACTCATGTCACACCTTCCATTCCCGGTCGAGCCGTAAGAGAAGATTGACCGTGTTCCATACCTGCTGCCCGGCTTGCACATTGTCTGCAAAGAAACCACCTGTGCTGCCGTCCCTGGATTCGTAGAAATGGGATGCCAGCATAATCACAGCTTGCTCTGTGGTTGCAGGCATTGGGTTTTCTGCATAGGTGCCCGCCGGAATGTGCTGGTAGCTTTCTGCGTATGAAATAGCGGCGGTGATGTAGCTTTCCAGCAAATCATCATCCGCCGTATGGTCCAGAATTAGGTTTTGCTTGACCTTCGTGAGAAGTTCACTCATCACCGCCGTCTCCTTTCATTAGGTGCTTGCTTTCTGGGTCAGAACCTTGATGGCCTCCGGCAGGATCAGCTTGCCGTCTACCCGCTGGGAGGCGAGGAAGCCCACCTGACCATTGGCAGCATACAGCTCGTTCAGGCGCTTAAAGGAGCGGCCCTGGCGATCTGCAATCCAGTAATAGCTGAAATCACCGAAGGCGATGGTCTTGGCGCTGGCTGCAATGGCAGGCATATAGGCCGAAGTGCGCACCGGCCTGCCGAGGATGGTGTCGGGCGTGCCTGCGGTCAGGGAAGGCTGCCACAGGTACTGGCCGTTGTTGTCCTTCAGCTTGCGGATGGCCTTGATAGTGGAATCATTGAGCAGCCATACAGCGTTGCGGCGGTAGGGAGCCTTCAGAGAGTAGAACAGGTCGATAAGCTCATCGGCGGTGATGGCGGTAGCGGACGCTGCGGTGATGCCGGTTTCCGCGCCACCGGTGGCGGCAAGGATGCCCAGAGGCTTACCAGAGCCGTCACCCGTGAAGAAGGCTTCCTCTTCCTTGGCACCGATGCGGCGGGCAAACTCACGAGAGATGTAGCTCTCCAGGTCAAAGACGCTGTCGTTCAGCAGTTCTTCGGAAACCTTAATCATGGTGCCCAGCTTGTAGGCACCGATGGATACCTGACCGAAGGAATCATCGCTCTCGGTGAACGCGCCTTCCTCATCGATCCAGGACGCAGTGCCCTTGGTGGCCACCACGGGGATCTTGCGGTCGCCGCTGGAAGTCTGGATCACCTTGGCCAGCTGACGGAAAATGTTCTCCTCCTCTAGCGCTTCCACCAGAGTGCGCTCGTACTCATCTGGCACCAGATAGCCGCCCTCGGAATCGGTGCCGATCTGCAGGGCATTCATCACCGTGGGCATGGGAGCCTTGGAGCGCATCATGTTCCAGAAGTTCTGACGGTACTCATCGGTGGCGCGGCCAGTTTTGGCAGTATCATTGCCGGTCATCGGCTTG